TGCGCCTCCCATGGCCTGACAAGCGCCTAAGCCCGAACGCCCGCGTGCATCGCCTCGCCGTTGCACCGATACGCAAGGCCGCGCGCCATGAGGCTATGTGGGCCTGCAAAGCCGCCAAGATGTACTATCCGCACCTGCGCGATGTGGGGCTGCACCTGCGCATCACGTTTCACCCGCCCGACAATCGCCGCCGGGATCTGGACAACATGCTCGCCAGCATCAAGAGCCAGCTTGACGGCATTGCAGACGTGATCGGCGTTGATGACAGCATGTGGGGGCTGACGATCCTGCGCGGCGATGTAGCCAAGGGCGGCTGCGTGCTGATCGAAGTAGTGCCTAAGCCATGACTATGACCACAGCCAGCCGCGCCTGCATTGTGCGTGAGCAGATCGCCGCGGGGTTTGGTATTGAGGATATTGCGGTCATGTACCGGATACCGATTGCCGGGGTTCGCTATGAGGTGCAGGAATTGCGCGAATCGGGCCAGCTTGCGCATATGTTTCCAAAAAAAAGCCCTGCCTGATTTAACGGGCAGGGCTTGCTCTTTTGCCAGTTATGGCGCAAGATAGCGGTGTTCACGCGCTATATCTTGTATATCACTAAGCGGGCAATCCGCGCAAGATGTAGCCCAAACATAAAGGGCTAAAAATGAATACACGAAACCAAATTGGAAAAAGGGCGCGCTTTGAGATATTCAAGCGTGACAATTTCACATGTCAGTACTGCGGGGCGCAACCGCCCTCGGTGATTCTGCATGTAGACCACATTTTGGCTGTGGCTAACGGCGGCGAGAACGATGCCGAAAACCTCACAACAGCTTGCCAAGCCTGCAATCTTGGGAAGTCCGCGGTGCCTTTGTCAGTGAAGCCGCAAAGCCTAGATGCCGCGGCAGAGGAAGCAGAGGAAGCCGCCGCACAAATCCGTGCGCATGCTGAAATGGTAAGAGCCGCCCGTGAAGCTCTAGAGGATGTCTGCTGGGAAGTTGCGCATGTATTGCAGTCTAGCGCGGGCGAGGGTTGGAGCCATGATAAATTTAACGGCGTAAAAGGTTTTGTTAAGCGTCTAGGTTTCGAGGGCACTCTAGCGGCGGCTTACATCGCTTCTGACCGATACGGCGAAGGTAATAGAAGGTTCAAATACTTCTGTGGTATTTGCTGGAATCGTGTGCGCGAGGCTGATTCGTGAGCGGAACAGTCAACATATCCAGAAACATCTGGCATGACACGGCGTTCAAGCCGGAGCCGTTTACAGAGCGTGAGGCGTTTGTTTGGATCATCATGGAGGCGTCTTACAAGACTCGTGAAAAGAGGGTTGGAAATATCACTGTTGATCTGGCGCGAGGTCAGCTTGCTACTTCAGTTCGGTTCATGTGCGAAGCTTGGGATTGGTCAAAATCTAGAGTTGATAGGTATTTAAAAAGACTCGAAAAGCGGGACATGATCGGGACAGATAGCGGGACAGGAATAAACGTCATAACCGTATGTAAGTATGATGATTATCAGAGTCCTATAAAATCAAATGGGACGCCAGAAGTTGAAATGCGGGACAGCAACGGGACAGCAACGGGACAGCAACGGGACAAACCTAATAAGGGTTTAATACCAGATGTAATTAAGGATAAAGAAGAGAGTACTAACGTACTCTTGCAATCTGCGCCCCCTGCCATTGATGAAATTGCAAAGGCTGTCTCAGCATACAACGCCACGGCGGCAAGGGTGGGCTGGCCTTCTGTGCAAAAGCTAACACCAGCGCGTCGCGCGGCGGTTCGCGGTAGGCTCAAGGACGCAGGCGGGGCAGAGGGTTGGGAGGTCGCACTAGCCAAGGCCGAGGCATCCCCATTCCTTCGAGGGGAGCGCGGCGGGTTTAGTTGCACCTTCGACTTTCTAAGCAAACAAGCAAATTTCACGAAATTGATGGAAGGGAATTACGATGAACGAGATAACATCAAGGCCAGCGATAGCCGCGCCCACGCCACAACTAACGCGATCAATGTCGCAGGACGAGCAAGACGCGCACCGAGCGCGGATAGCTTTTGACGTTGAGATAATCCTAGACGGATACTGGAAGGACCGCCCGCCGGAGAATGTAAAGGCTGGCATCCTCGCAGACTGGGCCGACACGCTGGAGGACTGGACGCAAGAGCAGGTGCTGTATGCCCTGCGCAAGTGGCGGAATGAAAACCCAAGCCGCAAGCCAAACCCCGGACACATTCTAAGCATCTTAAAGATGATGCGCGGCAAGGCCGAGGTGAAGCGCAACCCGCCTGCCCCTGCCCCGCAGATTGAGCGCAAGCGCGCCACTGCGGATGAGGCTGCGGCAATCATGGAAAACGCAGGCTTTGCACCGAAACGATTTAACGACACACCCAAGGAGAAAGACACATGAGCGACACACAGACAGCCCGCGTTGAGGCTGTCCAGCTTCGCAGCTTCGTAGAGCGCAAGGAGCGCTTGAAGGCAGAGGCCAAGGACCAAGCCGATCTGATGAAAGACCTGAATGCTGAAATCAAGGGCGCAGGCTATGAGCCAAAGCTCGTCAATCAGGTTGTGGCAATTCGCGCCAAAGACCCGGAAGACCGTTCTGAGGAAGAAATGAAGCTGGCGCTCTATCTTGACGCGCTTGGCATGGGGAGCAACTGATATGAAAATTATCACAATCGCAGGCAACATAGGCAAGGACGCGGAGATCCGCACAGCAGGCCAGAACAAGGTCACGGGCTGGACGGTGGCCGTTGATGACGGATACGGCGACAACAAGCGCACAATCTGGTTTGATTGCAACTGGTGGGGCGGTCGCGGTGAGAAGGTTGCGCAGTACATCCGCAAGGGCGAAAAAATCACGGTATCCGGTGAAATGTCCACGCGGGAGCATGAGGGCAAAACCTATCTGACCGTCAACGTCAACGATGTGAAGCTGCAAGGCGGCAATTCAGGCGGCGGCAATTCTCAGCAATCCGGCGGCAACTATGACGCGCCGGACCACGGCGGCGGCTCAGGCGGCGCGCGGGATCTGGACGGGGACAGCATACCCTTTGCCGCAGAGTGGCGCATCTGATGATTTTCCCACAGCAGGAAACCACATGGGACGAAATGCACGACACCTTTGCGCTTTACCGCGCAGAGGAGGTTGCACGGCACCGTGACGCGGGCCGCACCAAGACGCAGGCAGCGCAACGCCTCGGCATGACGCTGGGCAATCTCAGCAACTTTCTTTCGCGCAACGGCATACCGTGGACGCCAGCAAAGCAGGGCAAGCGGCAATAAAGCGTTGCAATATTGGTGAAAAAAAGCCAATATAACCAAGCGCGGCTAGGCTCATTACCGAACATCGGACCTCCCCCGACCGCCGCGCGCATTTTAGGGAGCAGTGACGAGGAGATCACACAATGCAGATCCAAGAAGGTAAATTCTACAAGACACGCGACGGCCAGAAGGTCGGGCCGATGGTAAAGTCGGGGATCCTCTATGGCTTAATTAGTGGCGGTATCTTAGAATACTATGAAAATGGTCAAAAGTCTCATGTGTATGATATGGATGACGACATCATCGAAGAATGGACCGACACCCCCACAATCTGGGAAGACATGACGCGGGAGGAAAAGGGCGCGCTGTTGCTGGCGGCATTTGAGGGGAAACGGATTGATTGCTTGAGAGTAGGTCACGGCTCGCCTTGGTATGAAACATTAGTCCCTCAGTGGGATGAAAATTTCGCCTATCGTATCAAGCCGGAACCAAAGCGCGAGACGGTGGCTATGACAGGGCATGATCGCGGCTATTGGTGTTTTGGGTCTGACCGCGTAGAGGATCGAGACACTCACCGCATCATAATTCCAAAACTGGACGGCGATATAATGACTGGTAATTATACTAGCGAAGCGGGTGAAGTGATTATAGTGGAGCAGATTAATGATTGATGTTTTAGTTTTAACTAGACTAATTTCATACGACCGTATTTCTGGAAAAATGACTTGGTTAAAGCGAGACGTAGAGTTCTTTAGTTCGAAACGAAGCATGAACGTATGGAATTCGAGATACTCGGGAAAGCTAGCGCTTAACTCAAATCATAACCAAGGATATCTGGACGGCAGTATTCTTGGAAGGCGCACTTTAGCACACAGGGCTGCTATGGCGTTGATTCTTGGCGAATGGCCTAAAGGTGAGGTAGACCACATCAATGGGGACCGAAAAGACAATAGTGAAAAAAATCTTAGGGTTGTTTCGAGAACGCAGAACGCAAGAAACTGCGCTCAAAGGGTGGATAATACCAGCGGATTTACTGGTGTGCACTTTAACAAAACTCACAAAAGATGGGCAGCCTCAATTGGTGGTAAGCACATAGGATGGTTTGGTAACGCAATCGAAGCACACAACGCGCGCCTTAGTGAAATTTCAGGGTACAGCGTCAGGCACGGGGAACCTGATTTCAGCACCATCCGCATGGAGCGCCTGACATGACGGTAAACCGCTGGCACGCAAACGCCGACCCACGACTGCGTGACGCCGGAGACACCATCGACGCACACCAGCGCCGCGTGACAACGCTCTGCCTGTCCCTTGCCGCTCATATGGGCCACCCGCTATCCGGCAGTGATCTGCTTATCGCAGCCGCATCGCACGACGAGGCCGAGCGCGTCCTGGGCGATATGCCGTCACCAGCCAAAGCGCGGTTCGCTGCGTTGGCAGACGCCTACGCACAAGCCGAGCGCGTTATTCTGGAGGAGATGGGCCTGACGTGGACGCTGACCGCAAAGGAAAAACAGATGCTGCACCTCTGTGACAAGCTGGATGCCTTCATGTTCGCTATGAGCCGTGGTGTCACGGGGCAGGAATGGGACGAGGCGCGCACCTGCATTAACGTCATGTCAGACAAGTTCAACGCGCGGGATTGGGCCGTGGCGCAGATGGAGGCGGGGATATGAGCATCATCCGCGATGAGCGCATAGGCGATTGTGTTTTGTATCAGGGAGATTGTCTTGAGATTATGCCGCTGTTGGGAAAGGTGGATTGCGTGGTGACCGATCCTCCGTATGGGATTGGTATCACAAAATCTAATAGACTTGCGGTATCCCGTGGCCTTGGGGGGAAGTCGTGGGACGATGCGGCCCCTGACATATCAGGCCTGCCCGATGTTCCAAGCATAATTTGGGGCGGAAATTACTTTGATCTGCCCCCGCATCGCGGTCCTTTGGTTTGGGACAAGAATAATTCTGGACGTGATTTTGCAGATTTTGAAATGGCATGGACTAACCTTGATATGGTCGCCCGCCGTTTTGTAATGCGTCCTATGAACATGGATGGCGGCAAGGTCCACCCCACCCAAAAGCCCGTCGCCCTCATGGAGTGGTGCCTTGGCTTTCTGCCCGACGCACAAACCATCCTAGATCCCTTCATGGGCAGCGGCACCACCCTAGTCGCGTGCGCTAAGCTAGGACGCAAAGGCATCGGGATCGAAAAAGATCCAGATTATTTCCAGATTGCCTGCGACCTCGTCCAGAAAGCATACGACCAGCCGGACCTTTTCGTTGCACCACCTACAGCACCAACGCAGGAAGGAATGGACATATGAGCAATCACGCACCAATCGTCGCCACCCACAACGGCAAGGGATACACAGAGCGCACCTACGCCGCCGACTTGCGCAATCTGGCACAGATCGAGGGCCGCAAAGGCATTCTGCCGCCGTCAAAGCAATCGGGCATCAAATCAGTCGGCCTGACGCTATCGCAGCAGCGCACCATGGATGCTCTGCGCGGCGAAATGACGGCAAACGATATGGCGCGCG